TCCCCGCCCATGGCATACTCCCGCCCCGGCTACTCCCCGCCGTCGCTCATGCAGGGCGGATCCGATCCCGGTGCCTACATGCGCGCCTACGGCAGCTCCGGCACCGTTTTCTCGATCGTTTCCATGCTCGCCCGGCAGACTGCGAAGGTCCCGTGGCACCTGTACCGGCAGACCCCGCAGGACGGCCGCGTCCGCTACACCACCGGCGACAAGGGATCCGATCAGCGCGTTGAGGTCGTTCAGCACCTGGCGATGAAGCTGTGGAACCGGCCCAACGCGGCCATGTCCGGCTTCCAGCTGCGCGAACTGTGCCAGACGTGGCTGGACCTGACCGGCGAGTCCTACATCATCTGCCAGCGCGACGGCCGCGCCACCTTCCCCACCGCGCTGTGGCCGGCACGCCCCGACCGCATGGAGCCGATACCCGGCACCGACAAGTTCCTCGCCGGCTACGTGTACCGCGGCCCGTCCGGCGAGGCCGTGCCGTTGCAGCCCGACGAAGTCGTGATGGTCAAGTACCCGAATCCGTTCGACGTGTACCGCGGACTCGGGCCGATCCAGTCGATCCTCGTCGACATCGACGCCTCCAAGTACTCGGCACAGTGGAACCGGAACTTCTTCCTCAACTCCGCCACCCCCGGCGGTGTCATCCAGGTCGACAAGCGCCTGAGCGACGAGGAATGGAACGAGTTCACCAACCGTTGGCGCGAGACCCACCGCGGCGTCGGAGCCGCACATCGGGTCGCAGTCCTCGAACAGGGCGCCATATGGGTGCCGAACGCGCACTCGATGCGCGACATGGACTTCACCGGGCTGCGCAACATCAGCCGCGACGTCATCCGCGAAGCGTTCGCCATGCACAAGGCGATCCTCGGCACCGTCGACGACGTCAACCGCGCCAACGCCCAGACCGCGCAGGAACTGTTCGAGGCGTTCCTGATCGCCGACCGTCTCGACCGCTGGCGTGACGTTCTGAACTGCAACTACCTGCCGCTGTTCGGATCCACTGGTGAAGGTGTCGAACTCGATCACGACGACCCGGTGCAGTCCAACCGCGAGGCCGACGCCCTGGAGCTGAAGAGCAAGGCCTCTGCGGCCGAGCAGCTCGTGGCCGCCGGATACGACCCGCACGACGTCCTGGAGACTGTCGGCCTGCCGGACATGGGCGTCGTGGAGAAGGCCACCCAGTTGCCGGCGCTGCCGCCCGGTTGGGTTCCGGGTACCGAGCCGGGCGCACCCGGCACTCCTGGCGAAGACGGCGTCGCTGCTCCCGACGGCTCCGACGCCGACTCGCAGAACCGCAGCCGCCCGCGCATCGTCGCCCGCGGCCCGCGCAACGCAGTGCCGACCGCACCCGAGCACGACCTGACCGACGTCGACCGGCACTGGAAGGCCGCGGTCACGCTACTGGTCACGGCCTACCTGGCGACCGTCGTCCCAACACAGCGCGCCCAGCTCGCCGACCAGATTCGCCAGGCCGTCGACGACGGCGACATCACGGGGCTGGCCGACCTCGACGTGGATTCCGGCGACGGCGCGAACCTGCTACTCACCTCCATGACCGGCCTGGCCTCCACCTCCGCCAAGCAGGCCGCCAAGGAGGCTGGCGACCAGGGCGCCGATGTCGACCCGCAGTCCGCCGATGACGACACCCTGCGGAATATCGCCGTCGCCGTGGCCGCGTTGCAGGCCGCGCAACTCGTGCTGTCTGCACGCTCGGAGGCCACGCGGCTGTCCGCAGCGGGCGATGCCGACGGCGAGGACGTCGCCGCGCAGGTGGACACGTTCCTGGCCGGCCTGTCCGATGACTACCTGACCGGGCGTCTGGCCGGGGCGATGTCTGCCGCGCAGAACGAATCGCGCATTGCCACGTTCCTGGCAGGGCCGAGCGCGGACCTATTCGCCAGCGAGGTGAACGACCGTGCCACCTGTCTGATGCCCGAAACTCTGGTGACTACAGACCGCGGTCAGATACCTGCATCGGAAGTACGCCTCACCGACAGAATGCTGACCCACTCCGGGCGCTGGGTTGCCCCAAGCCAGATCCCCAAGTCGCTTGTTGATGAAGACGTTGTTGTTCTGGAGCTTGCCGACGGCCGCAAACTGCGCGCGACCTACGATCATCACCTACTGGTCGTTGAGAATGGCGTCCTCGTCTGGCGCGAGGCGCGTGAGCTGGCCGCTGGTGCTCTCCTCATCGACCAGTCGACGCTTCAGGAGCATGGCGAACTCGTCGTTCCGGATCTCATCCTCGGGCAGGCGCCACACAATGTAGCCACGGCTGATCAGATCAGCCGTCTTGCGTTGGTCAACGTGCGGGCGCAGCGAGTGCCAGTAACTACCGTCGGCCTCAATGACGATTCTCTCGTTAAGCAGGAAATCGACAATCCAGGGGCCTATCGGGGCCTGAGTGCGGAAGGCTATTTGCCAGCCCTCCAGAAGCTCGCGGACGATGCGTTCGATGCTGGTCTCCAGCCCGCTGGCGATGTAGCACCGTGGCGAGCAGTAACGACGCCGGTTGGCCTTGCTCGGGATGGCGCGGAACTCGGTATTACAGAGTTCGCAGGCCATGATGATGGGCGGCCTTCGACAAGTCTCACAGCAGTAGCTTCGGTTCTGGGCCTGCCCATGACGGAAGGCCGCGCCGCAGCGCTTGCATATGCCGGTCCGCCCGCGCGCATCGATCGAACACCCACGAGAGCAGTAGGTGTAGCGGTCCGCCATGGAGACGGACACCTCGAAGCTGATGCCGCAGTGCGGGCAGATCTTGCTGACGCGGTTGTACTGCGGGCCAATCTTGGCCCGGATCTCAGGATCGGCGTACTTGCACGGGACGGAGCAGTAGACGGCTCGCGCCTTGTTGCGGCTCGTGATCTCGTTGCCGCAGATCTTGCAGTGTCGGGGCGGGAACTTGGCACGCCAGCGTTCGCGGGCGGCGTGGGACCGACAACGCAGCCCTTTTTGGATGCTGACACCGCACTCGATACACGCCTTATCCATAACGTAAGCGTACTACAAGTACGTCAGAGTCCTTACACGGGCATTGTGTACGACTTCACCATCCCTGGCGACGAAACGTTCTGGGCTGAAGGCGTCCTCGTGCACAACTGCAAGCCCTGCCAGGGCATCGACGGGGAGTTCATCGGCAACACCGCCGACGAGAACATCAACGACGCCCTTGATGCCCTGTACCCGACCGGCGGCTACATCGACTGCGCGGGCAAGGATCGCTGCCGCGGCACCGTCATCGCCGCCTACAGCGTCAATGTCGAATCCGGCGGTGACAGCGGCGGCGGCACGTCGGAACTGTTCGACGCTGCATCCGGCCGCATCGCGGCGGCCAAGGACGCCGCTGCGAAGGCGATCGAGCAGACCGCCAAGAACTTCCCGCCCGAGGCCATGGCCTGGATGTACCACGCCGCCTGGACCGGGCCGGTGAACGTGCCGCTGAGCCACATCGACTTCGACGCCGACGCCATGGACCTGGACGGCAACGACGGCGCCCTGATCGGCCTGTATGCGCAGCGGCTCAAGGACGGCAAGAAGCTCAAGCCGGTACTGCTGGTCAAGACCCCGAAGGTGTCGCTGCTGGTGCTGCCCGAGGGGCACCACCGCTACCTGGCCACGGTCGAGGCCGGCGAGGACAAGCTGCGCGCGTTCATCGGAACCGTCGATTCCGAGCACGGCGGCTGGGAGACCATGCACGCCCAGCAGTTCGGCACCTCCAGCAACGAGGCCAAGACGAGCAACGTGCTGCCGTTCTTCCTGGTCGGTCTCGACTCCCGCGTTCCGGCCGCTGCGAACGGCCACAGCCGCCACGAGAAGGCAGGTGCCCGGTGAACACCGTCCGGCCGCTGAAGGCCCGCATCACCAACTCCGCCGGGACGACCCGGGTCGACGTGTACGACGACATCGGCGAGGGCGGCTGGTTCTCCGAGGGCCTGACCGCCAAGGGTTTCGCCGCGCAGTTGTCCGGGCTGTCCGGACCACTGGAGGTACACATCAACTCCGGCG